GGCGTTTTATGCGTGAGGCACCGTGCCTCGGAGACCGCGCTAAGTGGTCCTTCTGTATGGTTCTGGGAGCCAAAGGACTCTCAGAGCTCGAAGATTCGAGCAGCAGAAGGCACTTAAGCATGGCGGGATAGCCTTCCAGGTTATCTTCCATATAGACGGGTTCGGCCACATATGCCCGTACGAACGGACACATGTGATCCTTATTCCATCCATTGATGGTAAGATACTTCTGGAAAGAAAACAATCCCACCGCTCCACTGTCCTCAGCTACGATAGGGAGTTTCCCTATGGTTGACTCGACTACATCTGCGATGTAGCGCGAAGTCTTCCAGAAACCATTCCTGTAAAACAGGTTAGAGGTTTCTGTCCAGCTGATAACAGCATGCGCGTCTCCGCGTGACGAGGGAGGAAGGCATCTAACGTATACGGGTGTTACCCTGTATCCGTTAAATGCATCCATTCCGCAGGACTCTCTGAACTTCCCAGTCCAGAAAGACTTGTTGGAATTCACCTTACAGCCAAAGCTAATAAGGGCCTTCATCACGTCTATCGTTGTATCTGCGGGGACGACAATGTCGTCGCCGTAGATGTACACTCTACGGATCGCTTCCTTTAGCGATCTCGTAGAGTTCAGGTCCGCTCGCTTATCGACCAGAGCCGTCAGTACGACCGTAAGGAAGTACATCGACTCAATCGGAAAGCAAGTGGCAGATCCCATGGAAGCGAATTTCTTGAGGTCGATCACTCGACCATCAGGAAGTTCCGCTCGGCGACTCCTGCAAGCATCCAACATCTGAAAAAGTTCAGGTGCAGATGCGAGCATGATCTTAACCGCGTCTAGAGAGACGCGGTCAGAAGCAGATGATAAGTCTAGCGTTGCTAGACTACCATCAGCTGACGCCGTCAAAGCCATCCGTTGATTGATTGATTGGTCTGTGAAATTCACATGGCCACCAACCAATTCATCGGCCTCCAGTTGTTCCATAAGGTAACGACTGACGGCTTGCTGTGTGTATTGCATACACACTGGCTCGATGGCGATGATCCGTGGTCCTTTGAGGGTCTTTGGAACGAGGGTTACCCTCACGGGTTCCTCTTCCGCGACAAGGGTAAGCGAATCGTACGGCGATCCCGATCGATCATATAGTAGCTCTTCCAAGAAGGGCCGGCTATATAAGTCCACCGGGAATACCCGTTCAAGACGCGCATACCAACGTGAGTGTACTTCGAGAAACTTTTGGTTTCCCGACTTACGTTCACGCGTCGCACCAGGCCCATGCTTTGGGACGAAGCTGTCTGGCCAAGCTCGAAATAGTTCCGAGCTATAAGCCGGCCGGCCCCATAGCAATTGTGAGACTTGCTTGAATACTTCAAGTAAATCTCCTTCGGGCAAGGTGCCCTCTAAGGACTGCTCGATCTCAATGTAATCCGAAATTGCCTCCTCCTCGCGTTTGCGAGAACAAGGTAGGGACACCTTCTTGGCAAAGAGGCAAATTTGCCTCACTGCTTTGACGGCGTCTTCATTCGGATTCGTTAAGATCAGACCTGTGCCAGAATCGAAGACGAGCTCGGTAAAACCCTTCAAAAGGCAAGGGAGATACCCAGTCCTCCTTTTACCAAGGAGAAACTGTGGAGTTACCATCCCTTCTGCAAGACTTCTTTCGAAGTCCGTGCAGAATTGTGGTAAGGTGATCGTTAAGAACGATTCACCCTCGTACTTCAAACGTGATCTCATTGTTTTGAGATCACGTTCAATGCTGGCAGCACCAACGTCGCACATGTCGCCTGCATCCATAAGGATAACGGCGACTAGCTTGGATAGAGGACCTCTTGCGTGGCTTTTCATAGTCCCTCCTACTGGAGGTAAACTAGTCCAGCCATGCAAAGGAACGGCCCGGGAGATTCACATCCCCCGGGCCTAGTCCCTTATCCCTTAACCTACTAGAAGCTCATCCAAAGGTACTTCGCCAATGCGATGACGAGAAC